GCTCTTGTACTTCAGCCTGTTCCACTGGGGTATCTTGTATCGCACCATTAACCTGCGTTTCTAATGCATCAAAAAAGTCTGCATTGGAGTCCTCAACCATTGTATCCATAACTTCTTCAACAACTTGTTCGGAGTTACCTTTCTTCTTTTTTGCCATCTTTCGTATTTTCCTTTGATTTACGATTACGGTAAGTTATTACCTTGTTTTTTTTCTGCCAAACCGTTTTGAACGAGTTCTTTAAACTCTTTCTCCTGGTTTCTCTGCATATCTTTTGACCGCTCGTTCTGGAGATTCTGGTTTGCCCTCGTAACGGCAACGTCTCCTTTTAATTTTGCACTGGTATCAAGCACTTGCTTGCGCATATCATGCTCTGCCATCCTGACTTTATCTTTAATACCAGCCTGAACGAGTTGTCTTTCAAGCGTTTCAATAGTTCCTTCTTTATCTTTAATCATTTCTTGTGCCTCACCTAATTGTCCTTGCATCTGAGAAAGCAGACTCTTACGCTTAGCAATTTCTTCCTTGCCTTTTATATCTGCCTCAGCCAATACAGCAATATCATCTACAATACCAAGCTTTAGCATCTCCATAAGCTCTTTTAAATATGCCCACCGATTAATTGGCATCGTTGAGCCTGCTACTAATCTTATATCAAACTTTGCAGTTTCATAATCAAAGAATTTTCCTACTGCATCACCATATTTATTATATTGAATAATATTTACCTCAACATCTTTTACTTTTTGATTATTTGGTTCAACTATTCTAAATATTTTATTAGACCTATAAGTTGCCTGAGCATAGTCTCTTACAACCTCTCCCAGGTGTTGCAGTGATGGTTCCACTGCGTTTTTCATCCATGTCTTAACTCTTCTAGTCCCATACTCATCGTTAGCCAAGAGCCCTTTAAATGTATCGTGTTGTGTTTTAACATCACCCTGCATAGAAGAATAAATACCTGCAAGATATTCCATATCTGTTTTGCCCAGCTCTACAATATGTGCAAATGCAGAAGATATTGGAGCAGGTTGTACTATACTTGGCGCTTCAAATCCTTGTCTAACGGGTAGCAGTGCCCCAGGAGCCGATGCATAACGCTCCCAATAATCCTCATCTATACTGCCTTCCTGATAAAGGTATCTCAAGGAGGAGCCTAACGATGCATTATGCACCATCAGTTGATGAGCTTTATTAAGCTCTTGTTGTTTACCTACCAGCGGGGCAACGGCAGACATCGGGTAAGGTGTGCCTGTCCATTTATAGTGGATTGGTATAATTGGGTATTCAATTCCTGGTAGCACTGCTTCATACATAAAGGTATCACCGACTACGCAAGTCAATTTAATTCTAGCCTCATAGAACTTGACTGCATCAATTAAACTATTTTGCAATGCACCTTTCATAAGTACTTTAAATTCTTTTTCGGAAACTATATTATTTTCCACCCGACTTACGGCCTCCATGGCATCTGAAATTTTCTGTTCCCTAGTCTGGATAATTTGCTGCTGTAATTGTTTCTCTAATTTCTCCATTTCAAGCGTAAATCTCTGTTCTATTATCTCTCCCATTTCTAATTGAGTATTCAAATGTAAAACAGCCTCTTGAGCTTTAACATTCATCTCTGCCTCTATTGCTTCCATCTCGACATCTATGCGTGCTCTAATCTCGCTAATTTCTTCTGGAGATGGCTCAATTCTATAAAATACGTTCATATATGGTAGTTTTATTTTTTCATATAATTCGTAATAATCAAGCTTGCGGTCTTCTTCTCCTAAATAATCATATGACTGATCTTCAATTTCTTTATATTGGAAATCACTACCTTCTGCCTTCTGGCTATAACTAAAATTGCCTGTATCAGCGGCATTTGCGTTTTTAATCTTATTTGCGTATTCTGGGAATACTTTTTGCAGATGTGATTGAGGCATTATCTTATGTACCATGATATAAGCAGCATCACGATAAAAAATATCTCTACTCTTTGGATCAATAAATATATCAAAAGGTTCTATTGTATCTATTTTAACTTCGCCAAGACCATGATCTGCATGTGCGTCAACATAAACCTTAAAATATCCAACACTCTTAGTAATACCATCATTTATAACCTGACTAAATTTGCTCTGTCCATCACTTTCATACCATATATAATCAGCAATATCAGCATGTACATTAGCTACATCAACATCTGAGCCCTCTGTTCCAATAGCCTGCCAGCGTGGCTGATTGGCAGTAACATAAAAGTTCAGCATCTCTACGATTGGAATAATACGATTTATCGTAAATGTCGGCATGCCTTGTCTTTCCAGGGTCTCATGTTCATCTTTGGTCAATTGATTATCTAAATAAAAATTATGACTCTGCTGATTCACACTTTCCCAGCGCTGACGGCTTACACCGTTTAAATTAACAAATAAATCACGAACTCTATCTGCTTTTGTCTTTGCTGTCTTTCTTGCCATTATGTCTCCTTAAGCTAATACCCAGCTTTTTGGTTTATTTAAAGTTTTCCTAATCCAATCTCCTGACTGGTTTTCTGTGCCACTTGGTGGATGAGAATATTTGACTGCATAGGCGAGCGCGTCTATCGTATCATCATGAGCCATTCTTTTGCCAAAAGTGAGGATTTCGTGCTGGAGGTCGTAGTGGGAATCGCGTATCCTCACCGCACCAATGGACATTCTTTGAGCTAAAACTTCCTGTATTCTATCTAGCTTGCTTTGCTTAGTTCCTGGTTTTTCTTCCTTGAACCGCAAACTGAAGTCATTCTTTCTTCTCATCTCACTCCTTAATGCCTGGAATATCGGCTTAGACATACTTGTGTCCTCAACCGTAAATAATGTTGGATTATACTTTTCGTTAAGTTCAAACATATAGTCCACTATACCTTTCTTATCTTCACCTGGTATCCCAAGAACTGGCAGGGATCTACGTCTAACATAATCTAATACATAGACGTTTGCGTTAATATCACAGGCAACTACCATAATAACACTATAATCACTATCTCTTCTTTCTGAGTCTGTGGCTGGATCAACCCCTGCAAATATACTGACTGGAATTTTTTCTCCATCGTTATAGATATATCCCATCATCTCGTTATCGTCAAACTTATAAAAGCCTTCCCAGTATTTAACGTGCCTCATATTGAAAATAGAGTCCTCGGCAGATTGTACTTCCATCATATATTCCTGATAGAACTTGTGAGGCTTGCCTGAGTCTACATAGAATTTCTTCTTTTCAGTTAGCTTGGTAAGCGGGAACCAGCTATGCCATAGTGCGTTCCCGTCTTCATGTATTGCTTTATATAGCATCACTTTCCAAGAAAACTCCTTACCTTCGCTCTGAGCTTTTTCATAGTTAACAATGAGATTATTGATAAAAGAGTCATAATGGACAGGTGTACCGTTAATGCGAAGACGACCGTCGTGAGGCTCCAAAGCGGGAGCAACAACAGCAGTAACCATGTTCGCGTTTTTTGACCTAGACTCCGAAGTAAGTGTGTTATTCTCATCTTCGAAGTCATCAAGTACCACGAGATCGTATCTTTTGTGGAGCTTAGCTCCGCCACGAATACCTGATATATTCGACTTAGATATGAGCTTACACCCATTTTTGAGCTCTATGTCTTGTTCCGTCCATTTCCTTCCTTTCATATTTCCAAAGTAATATTTGATTTGCTCGTTGTATTCTAGGTGAGTTTTAACATAGTCCATGTTTCCAACTGCCAGCTTTTGTGTTGCTGATACCCAACCATAGAATAGTGGCTCTTCTGCAAAACAGAACGAGCGCATAATATCTGCTTTCGTTAAAACAGTCTTACCATGTCCTCTAGGCATAATAATTGCAAGATTGCGATATTTATGTAGATCTCCATCCATATCATCTATTGCATCTACAATTTGATAATGGAACCATGGAGTTTCGGATCTACCGAAGTCATCTGGCAGGAATAGTTTGCCAAAAGAGATTATATCGTTTTTAGCCGTCTCTATTAGTTCTTCTGCTTTAGAAACGTTCTTAGAGTTTATATTCAAGCTACCTCATCCCCTGGGCTCTGGTGTTCTACTAGCTCTGGTCTTTTAGCATCTTCTAAGCGCTTCTGATCAAAGCCTTGAAAGATTCCTGCAATCTCTGTAATTTTTTTCTTCTCAACGACACCGTACGCTTCCCATAGCATCTTCAGGGCACTTATCTTATCGCTCCCGTTTTTGCCTTCGTCTATCTGGTCTTTCGCACCTTTAATTAAGTATCTTAAATCAACGTCTAATTCTGCAAATACTTTCTCTAATTCTTCCATCGAGGGGTTCATAAGTGTACTTATCCTTTCTGTTTTTAAAAGTAGCGCTGCTCGTTTTTTAGCATAGTTCACGCTATTTGCACTAAAAGCTTCCATATACGCCTCTACAGCGCCTGATCCGTTTACCACTTTATATGCGAACTCTGCTTCTTTGCGTGTCGGCTTTGTGCGCTCTTTATGTATGGTTGCGCTGGATTTTCCACTTAACGTATATCGGTCTTCTCTTTCAGAGGTATCCATACTGCCTGTTACGGAATACGTCCCGACGCAGGTTTGAATCACGCCTGTTTTGCCAAGTTTCTTTCTTTTTAAGACTTGAATATAAGCACCATCATCTGCACGAACCCAGTCACCGTCGCGCGCGTTTTTCCAGTCAGGGTTTATCACTATTTCATCTGGCAATTCCGACTCTAGGTCATAGACAATATGTTCCTGGCCTTTTATCGTATAGGTTCTCATTATTCTGCGTAGCCCCAA